GGTTCAAGTTTGGCGACAGTTTCACGTAACAACATCGCATGATCTTGTGACAAAGTTTGACCAGATTCAAGGTTGGTGATCGCAGCTGCGAGTTGATCTGCATCTATTCCTGTGCGAGTAGCAAGCGCATCAAGTGAACGGACTGCTGCTGTTGTGGCTGCATAGGCTGGGAATCCTGTGACAACGCTGACTTCATAGAGTTTGATTTGACGGAGTTCACGGGATTGACCATCATCAGACCACATATCTCCACCAGATGGAACGGTGAAACCAAACGACATCGAGTTCACATCGCCTCGTTGCATCAACACGGACAGGTCACGACCAATGGAAGTATCAGGTAAGGATGCATCAACGAGTAAGCCTTTGGAGTCTTCAGATAGTCGCAGTGTTTTGGCACGGGTTGTGGCGAGAAGCATGCTTGAATCGTGGTTCATGTACATGCGCACATTGTTCTTTGACTTCAATGACCGGCTGAATGCGCCTGGTGCGATCCGTTCAATGAACGGCAATGGCTCTGAAGGTGAATTGAATACAGCTGCGTAACCTGTGAACGACATCCCGTTGCCTTGTGGATCGGCACGAAGTTCAAAGTCGTTTGATGTTATGCGACGTGTTTCAACTTGTTCAGTCATAGGCGCAATGTTAGCCGAACTATTTAAGCTTGTGCGATGAAACGAGAACGATCTACCTTGTTCAGCTTTGATTGCTTCAGCCTTTGACATGAACCAGTTCATTGCAGGTTCAGGGTCTAGTGGGTTGATGCCCCACAGATAGAACGCCACAGCACCGGCACCAGGGAACTCTTTGTCATCAGGGTCAGAGTTCTTTGGTGCATCCAAGTCCACAAGATGTCTTGCACCCCAAGCGTTGGTGCGAATTACTTTGTCTTCGCTGATGTCACCACGTGCCATGTCCCGTGCTTCACGTACAGTCCGATCCACCAAACCATCACCAGCCAAACCTTGCCCGTAATAATCCAAACCCTTGCGAGCAGCTGAACGAATGTAGGTAGGCACATCCAATGACACTTGACGGATTGAAGGTACTTCATCAGCCTTGATTGTTTTGGGATCTTTGGTTGCGATGCCTAGTGACGCATACGCTCGACGTGCAGCAGCATCATTATCTATTGCCAACTTCACAGGATTCTCTTCAAGGATGTCAGCAGCAGTCTGCTGCTTGTATTCAGGTGTATCAATGCTCATGTCTTCGTTGAATTGAATGTCGTTGAACTGGACACCTGCATCAGCCAACTCTTGCATTGTTTTCTCTTCATCAGATTCTGGACGACCCGTGACAATGTAGATGTAGTAATCGGGATACAACGAGTTCACATAATCCACATTCTTTTGAATGCCTCTGCCACCAGCGATCAAAGTTCCATCAATGTCAACAATGATGACTTCATCTGCGTCGGAGTTTCGTTCACCACCAGGTTCCATATCTTCAGCAACAGACACAGCAACCATCTGATCAATCGCATCCTTCTTCGTGGTGTGGCAACCAATAACTTCACCGTCTTCTTTGACGGTTGCCCAACCTGAACAATCAGGTGATTTGTCTGTAATGAAATAAGGCATCAGACCAACAACAATACTTCAGCATCATCATCCAGTGAGGAGAACGTGACCGAACCCAACGCACCCACATCAGCACCACCGAGACGTGCCACAGCCACAACCGACACCAACAGTGGCCGTCGAGGCTTCGGAATCTCAACAACAATCTGCTCTGGTGGCTCATGCTTTGTGACCGGTGCAGCAGTTTGCTTCCACCATCGTGACCCCGAAGGCGGTATCTCAGGAGGTTCAGGTGGATTGATCGTGGCTGTAGCTGACGCAACCATGCCATCCAAGGGTGCATCGAATACAGGGAAGATGATCGCTGATGCTGAAGCTGTCGCATCCAACCCACCCAACGACGAAGACAACACAGGGAACAATGTCGATGAGGCTTGAGCAGTGGCATCTAGACCACCCAAACTTGAAGACAGTATTGGGAATATCTCGGATTGCGCAGTCGCAAGACCATCCAATCCACCCAACGATGAAGACAACACAGGGAAGATTGTTGATTGCGCAGATGCAGATGCGCTGATCCCACCAAGCGATGACGATCCTGACGCTAGTTTCGTTATTGTTGCTGAAGCGTTAGCACTCAGCCCACCAAGCGACGATGCGCCAGTTGCTTGCATCGGAAATGGCGAACCATCCAAACCAACGGTTGCGTCATCCAGTTGGGATGTGTTGAGCGTAAACCTGCTGAACGCCATAGGCGAACTAACTTGCGAGAGTCAACGAAACAGTTAGATTGCCTGCACTAATTGTGTACGTGTCACCTGCCGTGTAAGCACCAGCGACGATTGTGCCAGAGAACAAGAAGTTGCCTGCACTGATATTGTCCCAACAAGTGAAGTGGGTTGCATCTTGGCTGCCTGTGATATTTGTCCAACTCACATCAGCATCCGATGTCAAAACACCAGCAGAAGCAGCACCAAACGAAACAGCCTTGCGTGTTGTCTCAGTTGCAGGACTTGCAGTTCCAGCAGTACCAGGATCATTCGTATGCAACTTCACATACGGTGTTGCCACCGAGAACGCTGTGGCATTACCTAATGCGTTCATCCATGCGTTGCCTAAGTATGTGCTTATTCCGTGTGCCATTAGTCTTCAACCCTTTCAGTGATTGTCAAGATACGCCCATCAGCGTCACGTTCAACGGTACGCACAGTTGGCTTCGACTGTGGGATGTTCACACGAACCACAGTCTCAGGAACATTGATGATTGGTGCAGGAACATTCACAGCTGGTGGCGTGTAGTTCAACACCACTTCAGGCATATTGATGTCCATGTTCTGTGACTTGACTTCATAAGCAGCAGCAGGATCGGCTGGACTGATCTGCGACAAACCTTGCAACATCACTGAAGGAACACCAGTGTGTTCAATCTTTGGCAACTCCAACGCAGCCATCACGCTTGCAGGATCAAATCCTGTGGTGATCAATCTTTGAGCCATCAGAACCTTGCGATCTAACTCAGACAAGTTTGCTGCTTTCAAATCCACGTTCGCCAAAGGCACCCGATACACCTCGCCACCTTCAACTGGTGGCATATCCTCAATGCGATGAATGTCGTTGATTGACAAGAAGCCTGATTGCAGACCTGTTGAGAAGGCTGCATACCGTGAAGCCTGATCGCCACGCAACAGTCCATCAACATTAAACTTGAGGAATGCTCGACTGTCCAACAACTTCTGGTAGCCATCTTCAATCTTGGAGATGTACGGACGCAACGTGTGTTGAACGAAGTGAATGCCGTTCTGTTCTACCGACGCATAAGACATCGCTCCAGCTGTGGTCACACCAAGCATTGATGGTGGACACCTGAAGATGCGACCAATCTCCTCGATGGCAAATCGGCGTGATTCTAGAAACTGTGCCGAATCGTTGTCAACAGTTGTCTTCGTGAACTTTGCTCCACCGAACAACACGCCTGGACGATGTGACCGGCGCAAACCTCTGTGACCTTCCTCAAACGATGACACTAAATCTTTTGCTTGTTCACGGGTCAAGTTGCCTGGGAACTCGATGATGCCTGAAGCCGATGAGCCTTGACCGAAGAATCGTGCAGCGAACTCCTCCAACGCTTTAGCCAAACCGAGGTTTTCTTTGATGAGGTCAATCTTTGAACGGCCACGAAGTTCGCCAGGCAAACGCAGTTCCGTGATATGGATCATGTCATCAGACTGAATGATGTCCCGTTGGTCGTAGATGTAGATCGGTCTGCGTGTCACTTGGTCACGGCTGCATTCAACCTTCTCAGGGTTCAACACCACTAGAGCTGCAACACCTTGGTCGTCACGTACAATCCGTGTGAACGAGTTGCCATTCAACAGCAACGACACCAGCACTTGTTGGAAGTGTTCGGTACGGGTCACACCAGTTTCGGGGATGTCCAACCACATTGGTCGAGGACGGAACGCTTTGCGTTCTGCACCAACCCGAATGTAAGTATCAACAGGCAAAGTTGAAATTGAATCGGAGATGAGACGCACACATGCGTACACTGCTTCAATTCGTAGCGAATCTATTTGGGTGACTGTGGTGCCAGAGTTTGTTGAAGTGGCGAAACCTTCACCGGATGCGAACAACGACTGGAATGAGATTGCACGATCCTCGGTGCCTTGGTTCAGAAGTCGTGACAACATTTACTTTTTGACCTTCCTCTGCCCACGCTCAAATGCGAATGCGAACAATAGAACTGTGAAGCCGACAAAGATCAGCCCGATGGGTACCGACAACAAGAATACCCCAAAACCGATGAGTGAAACAGCGAACAGTTCTAGCAGGAAGATTGTCATCTCCCTAGACTACAAAGAAACCAGGTGTAGGTGCGACTTCCTGTTTAGATGTCGCACGATCTGATGCGATGGCCAACGCAATCGCAGCGTCAATCTTACGCTTTGACTTACCTTTGGAGAGTCGCCAACCTGATTCGGTTTGTCGTTGCGCAGCCGACAACACTTGATCAGCGAACATTGGATCACCATCATGTGCGATCACTTGATTGACAATCAACTCATACAAGTTGCCACAGGCTGGAATCATTCGTGCAGCCGACTGAGGGAACTCAACCATCACATGATTCTCCGATAACACTTCAGCCGAACGCTGGAAGAACGCAGGGTCATAAGCGTTCTCGACCACATTGAACTGTCCGTTGATGTCACGAATGTACTGTTCAACAGCAGACACATCCATTGCGTTAGCGTCAGGATGCCAAATCTTTGACCGAACAACCACACGTCCATCCTGTGGTTGAGCAATAACAACAGCTATCGAGTCATGCTTCAATGCCATATCCACCCCAACGAACGTGGGTAGATCAGGTTTGAGTTGCATATCTGACCGGCATAAGTCCCAAGCACCAGCTGGTAGCCAAGACTCACCATCCGTTCTGACCCACTGGTTCAGACGGTAACGCCTCATCGCAACCTCAGCCGTCTGGTTCATGCTGACCTCCATGTCTTCCATGTCGAGCAAACCTTCAGCGAGGTTCGGGTTCGCAGCAGCCCAACCATCACGATCCGAAACTAGACAACCCTCTGGTGCTTCCCACCACCACATACCAAACCGATCATCTTCCTGATCACCTGAGATGACACGCTTGCCATAGTTGTACAGTCGGCCACATAACGTGTCAGGGTCATATCCTGCTGTCGTGATACCAACGAGTTGAGGGTCTTTACGTGCGCCCATACCTAAACTCAAGGCATCGAACAATTCCTCGTTGGGCTGAATATGCACCTCGTCCAGAATCACGGTGCTGGGATTTAGACCTTGTTGAAGTTTTGCGTCAGCAGACAACACACGAAAAATCGCTCCCGTGCTAGGCACCTCAATCACGTCTCGAAACACTTTGCAAATACCAGACAACGCAGGTGAGTTATTAATCTGCCATTTAGCCTCATTGAAAACCACACGTGCCTGCATTCTGTCACCAGCAGCTGCATACACCTCGGCACCAGGTTCACCCTCGATCAAACCGTTCAATGCAATGACAGACCCAAGAAGGGACTTGCCATTCTTCCGAGCCAAACCCACGATGCTGCGACGATAGCGAAGCAGACCATCATCACGACGCTCATACAAATTGACCAACAAATCCTTCTGCCAATCAGTAAGCCTCAACCGCTCCCCAGCCCTCACACCCTTGCTCACGTGCAGGAATGTCTCAGCAAAATCTATGACTGCTAATCCACTAGACCTCGGATACAACTTCGGTGTCGACCACGCTGGACTTGCGTTGCCTGTATTGGTCAAGTTCATTTGCCACCCTTATCTCTTGAAGACCTAATCTCGCTCGATCCGAAGGGGTGAAACCCATCAAACTCATCCAAGCCGTGTTCTGGGCATCCATCTGCTCGATCTGTTTCACAGCAGGATGCGTCACCACCTGACCATTCGGACTGGTGTACCACCTGCGCTCGACATCGTTGCCAAGCCACAACTCCAGTTCCGCAATCTTGTCGAAGTTCTTGCACAACCTTGTCATGAGTGGTGTGTCGTGCAGCTCCGACAGATGCCGTCTCCCACCAGTCCACAACACCTTCCAGTACGACGTGCCGACCAGACCGAATCCTTCCGGCACCGAAGGCACAACACTCAAGTCCACCAGCGCAAGCGCACTTGATGACATCGGTTCCACTGGCAGATTCAGTTTTGATGGGTTGCCATTCCTTCGGTGAGATTCGATTGGTTTTGGTGGCCGACCATTCGGTCTGCCAGTGCGAGGTGCGGCCATTCCCCAAGCCTAGGCGGTAGGTGGGTTTCCCGACTGCGCATCTTGCGC